TCGCCATGTTTTTCTCGCGTGAAATGGTTTGCACCATAGAAAAAACAGCATCGCCATCCCAATGCTTGACTGTGCCATTCACAATGCTTGTCGTTATATATGGGTTAATTTTTTCAAACTTGGATTTGTTTTGGGCAACCAACTCATCACGGTGCTGCATGACAAGAACTTTCTTGCCTGTCCTGTGACGCTTACCTACGAGCGCAGATAGCATGATGGTTTTGCCTGCGCCTGTGGGTGCGACTACAATAGTATTTCTGTGCTTGTCGAGTGCTTCACACGCAGCATCAACAGCGACCTCTTGATAGGGGCGCAGTAACATGTTGGGAACTCCATTAATCTAGAAAGAGGGGGAGTATTTGGCCCACGGCTCCCCGTCCGTGGTCTAGCAGGTTCGGAGTAACCTGTGCCGCTAGATATTACCGATTAGCCCAACTTGGTACTGCACCACCCATTGCCTGTTGTTGAGGCTGTTGCGTTGGCGCTTGCAATGCCGCCGCTGGTGTTTGCATAACTGGCGCTTGACCAGTTGGGATAAAATCCTTTTGATTCGGCGTCAACGCTGCTGTTAGCTTGTTGCTATCAGAGTAGCCTTGATTGCCTTTCTTGATGCCTACTTTAGCGCAAATCTCCATTCCGTTCAAGTCCATGACACCTGAGATATTACGACGCTGCTGCGCCTCTGGTGACATGTCGGTTGGATCAAGGCTATTTGCACTTTCGATAATTTGACGCAATGTTTGCAAACCAATCTCCTTGGCTTGCGGGATACCGCTCTGACCCATTTTATCGCCATCGACAAAGATGCGATCCCAGAACTTACGGCGATCATGTTCACCGCCCACGATTGTAAACTCTAGCTCCATCCACTTCGCCTTTGACGATTGTGATTGTTTAAACCACCGTCCTGATCCGAACTCTGGAATTTCGATGTCGCCCATTTTAACGACGATTACGGCACGGCAAACTGTACCTGCAGGAATTAAAGTGCGCTCCATTTGTGGCGCATTTGACACGGGTGCATTATTTAAATTAAGCATTTGCGACTTCTCCTTCGCTAGAATTTTGAGCGTTCGGGTTAACAAAATCCAATGGACGCTCTGATTGCAATGGGCCTACTGACATCTTCGCCATTAGTTTACCCAGATGTGGTTCTTCCAATGTGTCGAGCCTACCAGACCGATCTTTTGCTGGATAGCCCCATTCATTGAGGGCACCGCAGACGAAGGCACGATAGGGGCCGTTATCTCCCGCCATGACCGCCATCGTGATCACTTCGTCTACGATTCCCGGCAATTCGCGCCCAGTCTTACTGCCTTCGATCTGTAGCGCGTATTGCTTTCTGCCATAATCATCGGTAACTTCGTCTAGGATGCCGACGAAAATGACATTCTTTTCGCGAATATGCTGCAAGTGTGTAAGCCATGCCATCATTTCGCGACCGTGCATGCCGTAGGCCGCACGAGTGTCCAACTTGCCAGTCCTATCGGATCGTGCTTCTGGCTGTTGTTGGCACCACTGAAAACATAGGCGACCTGCGACTGTGATTGAGTCAACAAAGATCGTGCTAAACTTTGACATAATCTCTTGAGGGTCGCCATATGTTTGCACAACGTAATCGTAATGTGCTTGGCTATATGGCTGATCCTCTGACAATGATGGGTTTGGCCCACCAATGTAGCATGCAAAGTCACGGCATTCTGCCCATGTTTGAGGACGGATAACGTCGATGGGGTATCCTTCGATAGCCGCATCACCCGCTTCTAAGTCCATAAAGAGTGTAGTGTTAGGCTCTAGTGTACGAGCCAGTGTTGTTTTGCCGACACCACTTGCGCCGCAGACTACGATCTTGTGACCGCGCTTTTCTGCAAGACGCTGTTCGGCTGTGATAATTTGCAAACCCATTATTCCACCTCTTCGATTGAGAAACCACCAACCTCTACCGTGCGGCAAGGCTCCAATACTTCTTTGATTGCAGGTGGCGCTGTTGTGTATTTACGCTCATCAACCGCAAGTGTTAGCTTGCCGTAATGTCGAGCGTCTTCTTCTGGCATCGCCTCAAGGGCGAGCCCAAGTTCGTTTTGATCCCACGTTACCTTTTTGCGAACAATAGCCTTTAGCTTTTTGTTTCCGGCAACGATATATGTGGTGCCAAAGTCTTTACCATCAGCGCGTAATGCGTCACGCGCTACAGATAACCACATATCTGAGATTTGATCTTCGATGTCTTTAAGTTCAGTTTTCAAGTCTGAGAGAATAAACTTTAACTCTTCTCGACGTTGAAACAGTTCACTACTGTTCATGTCATGCTCCGTATAAATTTTCTAGAGCCTTATACTTAGAAAAGTATGGGATTCATGTCAACTATTTTTTTTAGAAAGATAAATTTCAATGTTGTGAACAGCTTTCATCAACTTCTTTTTTAGTTTAAATTCAGTGGTTTCCACGCCCTTGGCATCTTCGACAATATGCTCCCAGTTACCTTCAGCGTCTTCTTTATCGTATCGAAAGTCAGCAACGTAAGTGCAGATCTTTTGCCCATTTATTATTATAAGAAAGCGCGGCTGCAGTTCGAGATTCTGCACACGACCCGCTTTTTCAAGAGACTTTAGATATAAGTACCGCTGTGATTCCCACTTGGAATCAAATGTAATCCCATCAACCACAGTCTTCTTGTTGCCGTACTTGGGCCTTGACCTTTTTAGTTTGGGATTATATGTTGGTTTTGAGTACATTATGGGAGTTATGCTAGTGCCTAAACCATCAAAATACAAGTCTATAGGTGTCAACACTGACACTTATGAGAAGATTGTTTACATGGCGAATAAAGATCGTCGTAACATTTCGCAGCAACTGTCGTTGCTTGTTGACCGTGAATACGAATCTTACAGAAAAAAAAGAAAGCCCACCCCTGCGCGTCATGTTACAGGTGGACTATCTGCTCTTATCGAAGACTAAAGAAGCCCTGCGCTTCCAAGACCGCCCAGTAGTGATAACGCCACTGCTGGATTTTCTCTTGCACGTTCGCGAATACCCATCATGCCCATAGGCTGCTGTACCGGGACTGGTGCGGATATTTGTTCGGGTTGTATCGCAGGCTGGACTTGAGGTACCGGGGTCCGTGGCGGGACTGGAGCATTCATCTGGCTCTGCGCTGTATTCAGCAGTGCTGATAACTGACGCGATCCTTCTTGCGCACTTTCTTGAAGAATTTGTGCAGGTGCCTGAGATGTTGCCGAACCAAATGCACTGGCAAGTAGATTGCCAAAGATTTCAGCCTTTGTTTTTTCTGACTTACCTGCAGACATTGCTTTGTATTGACTTACGATTGATTTGTACTGTGGCGCAGAAGATAAAATTTTACCAATAATCCCAAGTCGAGCAAGTGTGGCTAAGTTTTCTAACGGTTTGGCTGCAATGTTCGCTGCGACAAGATCGCCCCCTTCAGCGGCTTTGGAGTTAAAAACCATGACGCGCCCAAAATCTCGCATATCGTCAGCCATTTCTTTACCAAAGACTAACTCTAACTTACCAGATTTATGCTCATCTTGCAGTCTTTTCCCGAACAATTTAAATTGGCTTGGATCAGTTAAAAATGTATCACCAAAATCACCGATAATGTTGTTAACATAAAACGATCTAATTTTGTTTATATCTTCTGGATCATCAAAGTATTTAATGAGCTTTGTTACATCAACGTCTTTTGTAGAACGGTCTGCAATAACTTCTGCTGCCGCTGTAGCTGTTAAAGAATCATCCTGAAGTGCTTTAATTGCACGACTTCTCTTCATAGCTGCTTCTTCATCTACAGCAGACTTTAAGTTTCTAAGCAAGCTAATCGCAGGCAGGTCTGCGCCTTCTGCTACAACATTATCAATCATACTTTGAGATACATCAGAAAGGCTCATAACATTCATTTGAGAAGCTAGTTTTTTTATTTCCGGAAAGTTTTTTCCGAACAATTCTTCGCCTGTAGAACCTAACTTTTCTATCTCGTCATGTAGCTTGTGGAAGCTCATTACGCCTTTTCTGTTTGCTTTAGTCGCGTCCTTAAAGGCTTGCCGCAACCATTCCGCACCAATACGCGTTTTAATAGGTGTGAATATAGAAGAACCGCCAACTGCCTTTTCAGCATCTTTTAGTAACTTAGGATTGTTTGGTTTAATTAAGGTATTAGCCGCACCTACTGTATCAACTTCCTTGCCGCCTTTTACCGAAGCTACAAGGTTACGAACACCTAATTTACCGTGTATTCCCTCAAATTGCTCAATGCCTTTTTTAAAATTAGTACGAGCATCAGGAATTGCTTTAGACGCGGCCTTGTACATATCTTTTTGTTCGTCAGTAAGCTGTTTCAATGCAACTCTATTTAAGGCTCGGTTGAT